AAAGTTAGCGGTACCAGTCAAAGTTGATAGCACAATGACAGGCAAAGTAAAACGCATACTCAATTTTTTGTACATGAGGAACGCCCTGTGGTGCATGTACCTGTAGCACCCAGACGCTTCACCCCACTGTCTCAATATACTTTCATGTTGCTCGTTCCAACTGTCGCGTCGGTGCTCGAGCTCCTTTTGTTTGATCATTTGGTCGTCAAAAATTTCTTCGCTCATGTTATAATAGATGAACATAATATTCTGGATTCATCTTATTTTCCTCATCATGATTTTGGTGGTTCCCTTTACAAATGATCGTCGTAACCTAGAATTCTACTCCATACTTATTCCATTCTTGTTCTATCATTGGTCGGTAAATGACGACACTTGTGCTTTGACGCAGATGGAGATGTATGTGACAGGTCAGGAGAAAGAAGAAACTTTCATGCATAGAGTGGTCAGTCCAATCTACAAGATGGAAGATAATGACATAAATAACCTCACAAAAACGGTATTTTTTGCTTTATGGGCTTTGGTCCAATATCGTCTCGGACGCTTTGACATGTTCATTGACGACCTAAGAGACCTCATGTCTGGTAAAACTCCAAAGTAAAGATGAAATCCTGGCGCGAAGAAGAATTAGAGAGACTCAAGAAAGAGTACGCCTTCTATAAAGGTACAGAAATTAAAGATAAACTAACTGGTGGTCTAAGATCAAAAACTTTGAAATTGATCATAGACTATCATGAACGCATGCTCGGTATAAAGTTTTGGGACGATGATATGTTAGAAATAATTCATGGACGAAACAATTCGTGATCTCAAGCAACAAATTCAAGCCCTCGAGCAATCGAAGGAATATCATCATGAAAAATATTTGAGTAACATTAGCATTATTGACGAGAAGACGGATAGAATTGAAAAACAAATTGAACGAACAAAGTCTGCGGTGAAGAGAGATCTTCTCAAGAGACATCTAGATTGGTTTGAAAACGAAATTGTCAAGATGGATGAAGCAATTGATGTTATTACTGAAAAGATTGATTCAGAAATTGAAAGACTTCAAGAAGTGATAAAATCAGTTGAGAAGAGAAAGGAGCAAGAAAAGAATTCTTTTGAATACAATATTGAAAAAATTAGAAATTGCTGTAAGAATCGTAGTGCGGCTACGATGTTTGAAGCTTTGGAGTCTGTGGCGAATGCCCTAGAAATTATTAGAGCCGAGAACCAGTGAACCTAAAACGGTCAAAAAAATGAACTGACACATTAAAGTTGTAATAAATTATCATACAAAGTGCGTCAGCAATATCATGTTTCCTTTCGTAAGGTATTTCTCCCGAAATATACTTACTCGCAATAGAAATTGTTCTCTCCTTGCGCTGCTCGTAGTTTAGATGCCTCATACCAAAATGTGTATGCATGCTCACAGGTGAAACCAAAACAACTTTATCTTTGAACATGTAATTTAGAAGTACTTCTATGTTTGTGAGACCACCCGGTGGTTGTCTTTCTATAAGTATTACATCCGCAGTCCCGAAAATGAATTGATGATCTTCTACAAATAAAGGAACCAGGTCTACAATGTCATTAGTTTTGATGTATTTGTAGTCTTCGAGGCTCACTTTCTTTATATACTCCACATCAATTTTAGGTTCCTTCCCACACTCAGCTAGAACTAGACCCATATTATGATACCCAATATCTATGGCGAGTACCTTCATGTAGGATACTTACTTTATTTCCTTAAGTTTAAAAGCAATACTTACACGTAATAAATTAGATAGTCTAGAAGGTCCTAAACCCTTATGAAATATATTTGATTTAAATAATACACCTCTATTAAGAATTGGTTCAATACACACAACTTTATCACCATCTTTAAATAATGTATATCCATCTACAATGTGTGCATTATCATGTGTTATATCACTAATATATAGTAAAAAAGTGTAAGAATCGTCATTATCATCATCAGTGTGGTAAACTCCATCCATACCATATGTCTGACCATTTGCATACAACTCATCTATAATAAATTTCTTTTTAAAATAACTTTCTATTTTATGAAAAATATGAGTTTTAAATAAATCATTATTTATTAAACTAGAACTAAAGAATTTAATACCTACATTTTCAAATGATCTGTGACCATACGACCATATAAAAAATCTAGAAGATTCCATTACTTTCATAAGATCGTCGTTAGATAAAAAATTATCTACTATTTGTATATCACTCATTATAGTAAATAATATAAACTTCTTTAATTAATTTCTCAAACTACTACAAATGAAGATAAAGAACAAGACTAAAAATCAACTCCTAATGTCAGTCGTTGTTGTGCTTGCTCTTGTTTTGGGTTACATGTGGTTCAACCCCAAGGTTGTTGAAGTTCCAGTGGAAGTACCTGTGATGCCAGTACCACCACGTATTGAGTTGGAACAACGCGACCCCAGACGCGAACCAGAATTTAGAGATGCACCAATCAAGCAGTATAAACCTGGATATATGCAACAAATGGGTATCATTACAGGTAATGGGGAAACTCTTCCACTCTATGGTAAGGAAGTCAGAGGACGTCGTGATCGCTACCACTACTACACAACAACTGGTGGTGAAAACCTCTACTCTGTACCAATTAGTCACAACGCACGTGATTGTATGGAGGACATTGGATGTGAAGAACTATACGGGAATGAAACAGTTTCAGTAACTGGTAAAACTGGTTCATACGCAGTGAATTTGTATAGAACGGATGACTTTTTTTAAGATGATGGTGGTTTTGGTCCATATATTCTCATAGTTCTATCATAGGTATCCTTTGTAAGAGATATAGAAGATAGACAACTTGCTATACTGCAAGCTGCGAGCATACCATACATTGGTGCGCTTTTGAATGGGAAACTGGAAAGTTTAGAAACTACGAGTCCCAAACACATCATGCATGAGCAGATGGAAGATATTGCACTTGCACCTAAATCACGGTTTTTATCCATGACTATAAAAGGTACTTCAAAAATATCGAATACTTCCAATGTTGGAAGACCCATTGATCTTAGTATTGGATTTACAATTGTAAAAAGTGGTAACAACCAGATCATTTACTATACATCAACAAAAATTATTTCGCAAACTCATGATCATATCAACCTCCCTTCCCTGAAGTCCTGGATTCCTTGAGAGTCTCGCCTTGAGTCTCAAGAGTTCCAATGTTGTGTCGTCATCTAGGTTTTTGAAAAAGTCTCGTAATTCATCTATACTTCTGAGACCCTTTGCATCTTTTTCTGCCTGAACATATGGCCAGGTCTGTCTTCGTAATGTAGCAACCTCTTCTTCGAGTTGGCGAATGCGTGGCATAAGCACTTGAGTAATTAGAGTTCGTGTTTCCATTTATTTGGAATCGTGCTACGTCTTTAATAGTTTCTTAAATTAAATGATATAATGTTTATGTATTATAGGCTCTATACTATTATGAGAAATATTCTCCGGTTGATTAATAGTAATCCATGTTTTACATGTATATCTTGTCATGTCTTTTATTATGGGTGTATGACAATGAATGTGTATCCATTCGGAAGGAAAAAACATTAAACTACCTTTTTTTGGTATATTTTTTTTACCACACTCAAATTCCGTATATCCACCGTCATCTTCGCAAAGTGTATTTAGATACCATATACACGATACAGTTCTTCTTAAAGGATATACATCATCATGATGCCAACCATGAAAATCACCTTTACCCATTTTCTCTATAACAATGTTTTCTAAAAAAAGATTTTCATTCTGAAGATGAGTTTTAAACGCACATTCTTTTGAATTAAGTGGTAGACTATTAATATATTTAGTGTAGTATTTATCAAAACTTTTTTTTAGTTCTGTAAGTATATATTTCATTTCTACATCATGTGTGTAAGACGGTATTAATACCACAGATTTTTTATCAATTGCGTGTTTACTACGTATATTAGTTTTATCATGATTATCTTCATAGTATTTTATAATTTTATCACACAAAGAATCTTCTATGACATTTTCATATACACGAATAAAGTCCATTTACTTAAAAATGTCTGTCATCTTTAAGACATGTTACGATATGCTGCTCTAAATCATGAATTGAAAAATGTAATAGGAAATATTTATCGCTCAGGTTCCAGAGTAATTTTAGACTATGCTCGCGAGAACTGTCACCCAAATGATGCTCAGTATGTGAGTGACATAAATATGAAAATGATTCCAACTGTTCCCAGGTCAATGGTTGCTTTAAAAATGACATCTTTTGGGTCCAAGTCGTCACCATATATGGCAGAATCTCATATTAAAAAGTTAATACAGCATTCTATTAACAATCGTGTTCAGGTTTGTATAGATGCCGAAGAAGTACTTTATCCCAAAATATGTACAGATCTCATGATTCAATACAATCAATATGAACCACATGTATTCAAGACATATCAAATGTATCGTCGAGACGCACTCAAAGAACTTGAAATGGATATCATTCAATTTGAGAGAGCTGGTATCCAACTTGGTGCGAAGCTGGTCAGAGGCGCCTACCTTGGAAAGCAGGTGGGGCTCCTACCAAACAAACCCGAAGTTGATAAATCTTTTAGAAGAGGTCTTGAAATGACACTTGGTGCTTCACAAAATATCCACACTCTTTTGGCGACCCACAATTCCGAAGATATTAAGTATGCGAGAACTTGTCCTCACAATAGATACAAAGTTGCTCAACTTTTGGGTATGGCAGATGACTTTCCAGATTATGTGTATGTACCATTTGGCTCCTTAAGTGAGCTTACTCCGTACTTATTCAGAAGATTTCTGGAAAGACTTAAATGGTCTTAAAAATATCTTCCGATAGATATTTAATGGTGAGGACACTCAAGAGGTTTGGGTATTGGTCACCACCACCTCTACCACCTATGAGACGCAAATATGGTATTGTCGCGGCTTGTCGAAGCGACGAAATTAACTACGAAATGAAGAAGAGTGAAATCACCCGTGTTGCTCTTCAACAAATGTATGAAGCACCGTCTCTACACGAACCAAAACAAATCACCACGAGACAGATGCGTCTCAAAATGATCCTACACGAAGCACTTGATCTTGCGCACTCAATCTGCGAACATCAAGATGCCCAGGAATGTATGTGGGCTTGGGAAATGGTTGATGAAATTGATG